AACTTCTGATAAATCAAATCCAATATAGTCATGTCCAAGTAGTTTTGCTGCTAGTCCTGTCGTACCAGAACCACTATAAGGGTCTAATACTACACCAGGTTCTTGCATTACACCCTGAATACACCTCAATGGTAGTATTATTGGGTATGGTGCAGGGTGTGGGTTCCTCATTTCAGGTCCAAACTTCCATACACTACCATAATTTACTGACCTTCTAGGTAACTTAGGATGCTTAGAACCTTTACATAACCAGAACACTCTCTCATCTATTTGTATGAATCTATACCCAGATATCTCAGGACCACTGCCTCTGTTCCATATTATCTCCTCTCTTATATGCCACTTAGTATCTGTCAACCACTGCCAAGGTGATGTAGCACCACCATTTAAGTACCTGACCTTGTGATTATAGAACAAAGAACCACCTTCTTTAGTCTTATCATAAAGAATGTTAAGTAGTTCTATCTGCTTTTGTTGATATACATCCTCTGGTAAGGAGTCATCAAAATCTTGGTATTCAATTTTACGAAACAAACCACCACCAATTTTTTGTTTATTGTATGGTGGTGAAGTTACAGTACAGTCAATAGAGTCATCTTCTAGATCCTCTGCCAACTCAATACAGTCTCCTGTTCTTAAATCAATCATATTAATATTATAACATGGAAGTCAAGAGGAAACTTTTAAGAAAGGTCCTACTAAGTCTTCATTATTAATATTCATCTTAGCAGATCTAAAATAGATAAACATCAAAAATTTAGAAAACAAATCATTCTTTTCTTGAGAATTAATAATTGATTTTATAGTTCTTAAGTGTCTTAACTTATTTCTTAACTTAGCAGAGAAGTCTCCTTTCTGAGCATTATACAAAGCTTTTACACTATCATCTGACATCTTATCAAGCATGATAGCTTTCTTCATAAACTCTTTAGGTTTTAATATCTTTCCAAATATTTCTAATTTTCCTAAATCAAAAGATTTTTTAGATTTATTATAGATAGAATCAAAATAATCTACCCAATATTTTTCATCAAGAGGAGTTCCTATAGGTGTTATTTTATGATCATAATCTTCTTTACTATACTCTTTAATTAATTCCTTCATTATAGGCATTGGGACATTACCAGTTTGAGCATCTGCTGGACCCCTTTTACCCTGCTTGCCTTTCACAACCAAATCTTTTACTTCAGCTTTTGAACTTTTCCCTTGCATCCTTTGTTCTATCTGATAGAAGTATGGATATGAACCTACAGCAAATTTTGCTTTCCAAAATAAAGAATTACCCCTAAAATTTATCTTTCCATTTCTATTAGAAATATCAAAATAACTATATGGTTTTGCTAAAAAGTCACCATCAAAAGCACTTAATCCTTCTACAGGAATATCATCAACATTAGTAGGAGTTACTTTTACTGGAGCATTTCTAGTCTGCTTCTTAAGGGATATAGGAAACAAAATATTGTCTTTAGCTAACTTAGAAAGATAAACATTTAAAGTTCCTACAAAAATTTCAGGTGGTACAGGTTCTTCAAATTCTTCTTGCAATTCTTTAACTTCTTTTAAAATAAATCTTTCTTGATTTGAATTAACAACAAATACGTCTGCAGTATTCCATGAGTCTTTTTGTCCACCAAATATTTTTTTCTGCTCATTAGTAAAAGTATCCCATATTTCACTCATAATATAACTTACTTTATCATCTGGTATTATTCCAGAAGCCCATCCTTCTTTTCCATCATACCAACCATACTTCAAATCCTTTGTTTCCCTTAAACTTTTTTTCAAAGCAGCAGCTTGATTTAAAAAAGTATGATACCAATCATCTGGCATATTAGGATACACTTTTAATAATGTATTCTTTAAATCTTGATCTGCGTCTGGAGCTAAGTCTGCATCTTTCTCAATGGCATAATAAGTTGTAATAATAGAACACTGCTCTTGTTCTTCTTTAAATACCTTAGCCATATTTGAGAACAGTTTTAAATATTTAGATATCACCATCTTCCCTATTCTCTGATTTGTGTACATTAAACTCTCCACCAGGATATCTTTTCTTTAACTTATCTACATTCATCTCAATGATTTCATCAAAGGAAGTATCTAGTGCCATACATGCTTGTGCAATATACCAGCAGATATCTCCTAGTTCTCTCTTCATATGAAAGACATTATCTTCATTGTATGGTTTGCCTTGTAAGATAATTTTCTTCACCACCTCAGTAAACTCACCTGACTCAGCAGTCAATCCAAGTGCAGCAGTTAGTAACTGAGGGACATTACAATCATCCTCTAGTTCTAAACTGTTCATTCTACTGACTAATGATGCATAGTGAAGACTCTCATTACTAGTTACTCCTTCAACAAATTGAAGATATTTTTGTGTGTCAACAGACATCAGAATTTAAACCCCTCAAAAGATTTCTTAACTTTTTCTTCCTTCTCATTATAATCTTGACCACTTCCATTGTCAACCATATCTGCCTGTGCAGTTTGCTCACAATCATACAGTCTCATCTTTGCTCTATCAATACCCACAACAAATCTCTTCCTAACAGTAGGATCATTATACCTATTCTTTAATTGCTTTACTAGTATCTGATTTAACCCTTCCAACTCCTCAGTAGATATGAGAGCGAACATAAGGTCAGCAGTAGCAGGAAGTCCGAAGGACTCTGACGTGTCAGTAAGCTCAACATCACTACTCCCATAACCACTACGAGTAGTTTGAGTAGCACTAACAATTGGTAAGTTAGCTTCGACAGCCAACCCTCTAAGTTCCTCTGCAATCGCCTTAATATAGGAATACGAATTGACATTACCATTTGCTCTGTACCTTGATGATGCGCATATATTCAAATAATCTACAAATATTATATCAGGTCTAAAGGATTTCTTCAATGCCAACTCATTTAACAATGATTTAAAATGCCCTGAGTGAGCAGATGCAGTAGGATATTCTTTTATAATTAATGTTCCTTGTGTTTTCTTAGCAAGACTCTCTACCTTTGTATCAAACATAGGTTTAGGTAGATCTGTTATGTCTTGTATATTGACATTAAGTAAGTTAGCATCAATCCTCTCCGCAATCTTCTCCTCTGCCATTTCAAGAGTGATGTAGAGTACGTTTTTTCCCTCGATGAGAGCACTGCTAGCCACATGACACATAAATAAAGACTTTCCAACCCCTGTGCCAGCCAAAGCAATGTTGAGAGTTTTGTTTGGTAAACCCCCTTTTGTAATTTTGTTAAAGTATTCCAGATCAAAGGGAATGCGATCTTCTTTCCTGTGGTACGATTCAAACCTTTTCTCGTAGTCTTGTAGGTAGTCATGACCTATATGATTATCAAAAGAAACAGCTAGAGCATCAGACAGAATAGAAGGAATAGCATCCCTTCCTTTAGAATCATCCTTTCCATCTGCTAACTGTATTGATTCCATCAATGCTAAGTATATAGCACGATCCCTACACCATTTCTCTGTAGAATCTATCAACCATTCTATCTCACCAATCTCATCCTCAAGAGATGAAATGATATCAACTACCTCTTTAAAGTTAGTATCATTGATATCATTACGTTTCTCTACCTCAATAGAGAGTATCTCCTTGGTTGCTAACTTATTATACTCTTGAATAAAACTAGAAATTTCTTGAAATATAATCTTTTGATTCTGCTCTTCAAAATATTCATCCTTGATAAAAGGAATTACTTTTCTAGCATACTCTTCATTGTATATTAGGTTTCTGAGAATGAGTAATTCAATTCTCTCCATAACTAAATTCCTTTTGTGCTATTTCATCAAGGGCTTGCATTACATCTGGAGTAAAGTAGGTGTCTGGATCTGAAAGGATCTGTTTTGCGTATATCTTTTTGCCTCCAATCTCATATCTTCCTGCGACATTCTTCCAGAGTCCCCCAATCTCACCCAGTTCCAGTAGACCATAGTAACGGTCAAGACCACGAGAATCATAAAATAGACGTATTTCAACAGTCTTATTCTCCTTACTTAAACGTGATTTATGTGTCTTTGCTTTGATAATGTTTCCAATGACTTCTTTTCCATCTTTCTCTTTTTTCTTGC